GCGAGAGAAGAACAAGAACCTCGTAACCACAGAAGGACTGAACCATGCATTAAGCGTTGTGCTTGATGGTGGAACCCCGGTCGACCCATGGTATGTAGGACTTGCAGGCGCAGGTACGAAAGCCGCCGGAGATACAATGTCATCCCATGCCGGATGGGCGGTGATTGCAGATTATAGTGAGTCAGTGCGTCAAACCCTGACGCTGGGTACCGCTTCTTCTGGAAGCATAGATAACACTTCTAATAAGGCTGTGTTTTCCATCAACGGAACTGCTACTGTAGCGGGTGCTTTTATAACATCCGTTAGTACTAAGTCAGGCACAACTGGAACACTATATGGCGTTGTGGACTTTAGTTCTTCAAGATCAGTTATCTCTGGAGATACTCTAACAGTTACAGTTACGCTAACTGCCGCATCTGCTTAATAGGAGGTTGCTATGGGACTAGAAAGCGCCTCATATATCAGTGAATTAGTTGATACCAATCCCGTAGTAGGCGACCCAGTTGGTGAGGGAGATGACCATCTTCGTTTAATAAAGACTGTGTTACAGACGCAGTTTAGTGGTTTATCTGGCACTACAGCAGTCACCACTTCTGAGGCGGAGTTAAACCTGTTGGATGGTGTCGCCGCACTTGTCACGCTTGCGACAGATCAGTCTTGGTCTGGTTCACAGCGTGGTACTCCTTCTGTTGTTACGGATGGCACTCTTGATTTAGATACTGCCAACAACTTTAAGTACACTCCCGCCGCTAATGATGACCTTGAATTCTCCAACGAAACCGCTGGGCAGGCAGGGTTCATCACCTTGATAAATCCCTCCGCTTACACGATCTCCCTTGGGAGTGAAGTTAAGAAAGGCTCATCTTGGGATGTATCTACTGCGGGAACCTACCTTGTTTCCTACTACAGCGATGGAACCTCAGTTTATGTTTCGGCAAGTGAAGCCCTAAGTTAAATGCCCGTACTCCAAACAGGACTAGCCAAGTCTGCGGCAGAAGCCTACACGATAGATCAGTCGTTGCGGTTTGAGGATGGTGACGATCCAGTTCTCTCTCGTACTCCCGCTAGCGCTGGAAATAGAAAAACTTACACAGTAAGCGCTTGGGTTAAACGCGGTAATTTGGCTTTAACTTATCCGGGGATATTTAGTGCTGGCCCTGATTCGGATATGATGCGGTTTAATTCGGATGATACTTTTGGTTATAGGGCTAGTGCTTCCTATGAAGTTACAAGCACTGCTGTATTTCGTGACCCTTCCGCTTGGTACCATTGCATGATGGTGGTAGATACCACCCAATCCACAGAGGCTGATCGGGTAAAACTATACATAAATGGAGGGCAGATCACTGCTCTTGCGACCACTGATTATCCAGCAGAAGATTTTGAAGGCTCCATAAACAATACAGTAATACATTACATAGGTACAGGCGATCCAGATAGTCCCACAACAAGAAACTGGGATGGTTACCTCGCAGAAGTCTACTTCATAGACGGCACAGCCCTAGACGCATCATCCTTTGGTCAAACAGATACCGCTACTAACCAATGGAAACCCATAGACGCATCTGGTCTGACATTCGGCACTAACGGCTTCTACCAGAAATACTCATCCACGGAACTGGCGGCTAGTTTTGAGGATAGTGCTAATCATACAGCCCATACCATGACAGCAAGTGGGGATGTTAATACAGATACCGGAATAAAGAAGGTTGGAACAGCATCTGGACAATTTGATGGTACTGGCGATTTCTTGTCGGCAGCGGCAAGTTCAGATTTCTCTTTTGCTAGTAGTGATGTTTGGACTATTGAGGGTTGGGTCTATATAACCAGTTTGCCGGGTGCTTCAGCCATATATTTTTATGCCATTACGGATAATTTTAGACTCTCGTACGACACTTCTTATACTTATTGGAAATGTACCGCTGGCAGTAATAATGATACTTGGTCTACCACACCATCTACTGATACTTGGATTCATATTGCTGCGGTTAGTGATGGAACTACCGTAAAAGTGTATTTTGATGGAACGGAGCAAATGAGTTTCGCTCAATCTGGGTCTTTTGGTGCTAGTGATTCAGCCTTTTACATTGGTGTTTATCACAATGGGTCTTCTAATCCGTGGTTTGGAAACATGGATGAATTTCGGTTAAGTCGTGGTATAGCCAGATATTCTGGAGATTTCACCCCACCTACAACCGCTTTTACATCAGATCAGTACACAAAGTTGCTCCTTCACATGGATGGTGCTGATGGTGGTACTACATTTACGGATAGTTCTTCCACTGGTGGTGGCAGACACACCATAACCGCTGTCGGTAATGTAGCCAACACAAGAGCGAAGAGTAAGGTTGGTGACTCATCCATTAAGTTCGATGGCTCTGGTGATGCTTTAACTATCCCCGGCAGTTCTGATTTTCAGTTTGGAACAGGTGATTTTACGATTGAATGTTGGCATTACGCTGTAGGAACTCCCGGTACTAATGACGGAATCATATCTTGGTATGAAGATGACTCATCTGGGCCAGTAATTGAAATGACCGGAGCGCAGTACCAACTCTATGAATTTGGAAATAGTGGAACTCATCAAGATGTTTCCGCTTTTACAACGGATCAATGGAATCATATCGCACTTGTAAGGAATAGTGCGGTAACTAAATTTTACTTAAACGGTTCTGAAACATACTCTGTATCAGATACTCAGGATTACGATAGTGTCATGGGTGGGGAGGTAAATATTGGTCGGTTTTATTCTTCAGGCTTAGATATGGACGGCTATTTAGACGAGATAAGAATCTCCGACACTGCAAGATATACAGGAACCTTCACACCATCTACTACAGAATTCACCGCAGACGCAAACACCAAACTCCTGATCCACTCAGACTGGACTGGTGGACTAGGCGCAGATAGTTCTGGGAATGACAACGATTTCACTCCTACCAATCTGGTTGCTACAGATCAGATGGTTGATAGTCCGACTAATAACTTCCCTACGGTCAATCCTTTGTGGTATCGAACCGGATACCCAAACACTTTAAGTGAAGGTAATTTAGAATTAACGGTAACAACGGGTACTGCTACAAACCACCCGACTATAGCAACTATTGGCGGCATACAAAGTGGCAAGTGGTATGTTGAAATGGATATGGCGGCTTTTTCTAGTGGAGGAGCGGCGATAGGTGTTGTAATGTCAGTTCCAGAAATGACTTATATATTTCAAAATACTGACGGGATAACTAGTAGGTGGTATAGAAATGATGGTGATAAAGGTTATACGGGGTTCAACGCCAGTTCTTATGGTAATTCTTACACCCAAGGAGATATTATTGGTGTAGCCATTGATATGGATAATGGCGCTATTTATTTTTCAAAGAACAATACTTGGCAAAATAGTGGCGATCCTACAAGTGGCGCATCTAAAACTGGTGCAGCATTTACTGATCTTTTGACAGCGATGCCCGATGGTGGTTGGACATTCTTTTTTGAAGCATATCACACATCTTCTACTCTAGTAATGAATTTCGGCCAAGACTCCTCATTCGCTGGCAATAAAACAGCACAAGGAAACCAAGACAGTAACTCCATAGGTGACTTCTATTACGAACCACCTACCGATTATTTGGCCTTATGCACCTCAAATTTAGCGTCACCTGAGATTGCTTTACCTACAGCCCACTTCAACACCAAACTCTACACTGGCGATGGTGCTACCACACTAGCGGTAAGTGGTGTTGGGTTCCAGCCAGACTTCACTTGGATAAAGAACAGGTCAGCGGCAGACGATCATACATTAGTAGACTCAGTTCGTGGCGCAACTAACTATCTTGTTTCCAATGAGAGCGATGCAGAAGTAGATGACAGCACCTTTGTAGCATCTCTGGATTCTGATGGATTTACTGTAGGTGATGATGTTGTAGTTAATACCAGTACAGAGGATTATGCCTCATGGAACTGGAAAGCAGGAACTACCTTTGATCCTGCTACAGCAGGAACTGTAACAACTGGTTCTGGAAGCGCTAACGCTACCGCTGGCTTTAGTATTGTTAAGTATACTGGCGAGGCAGGCTCAATAACAGTAGGTCACGGATTAAGCCAAGCGCCTGAGATGATAATAGCAAAGAATCTCGATGGTACATATTTCTGGGCTGGTTATCATAAGGATATTGGGAATACTAAATCAATATCAATCAATGATTCTGGCGCGGAATACCCAGAAAAAACATGGAACGATACTACTCCATCATCTACGGTATTTACTCTTGGTGCCTCTACTGAAACCTCTGCCCATAGATTTAATTACACAGGTGAAGATTTTATAGCCTACTGCTTCCATTCAGTAGAAGGCTACAGCAAGGTAGGATCGTATGAAGGGAATGGGGATAATGATGGCACATTTGTCTACACAGGATTCCGTCCTATGTGGGTAATGGCGAAATGCTCAGACCAATCTGGTTCGTGGTTAATGACCGATTCAGTAAGGTTTCCATACAATGTTACGGAAGACCCATTGTTTGCAAATGAAAGCAGTGCGGAAACAAACAGTAGCACCTATGCCATAGATATTCTAAGCAACGGGTTTAAGTGTCGTGGTGTAAATAACAATACGAATAACTCAAGTGGGGATTCTTATATCTATTTAGCATTTGCAGAATCACCATTCAAAACATCTAACGCGAGGTAATTATGTGGTACTCAGAAACATTTGGAACAATTAAAACGCCTCGCGGCATAACCGTGAATGGCATACAACACCCTGCAAGCATCTTCCGCAAGTGGACTAAGCCAGAACTACTGGCAATAGGCATCGCACCAGCAAGGGTAGAAGTACCTGACTCACGCTATTACAACACTGGCAGAGAGTCCTACTCTTTCACTGACGGTGAGTGGGTGATCTCTTACGACTCCACAGAGAAAGACGTAGAGCAGTTGAAAGAGCAGTTGATCGGAAAGATCAAGTCTCATGTCGGCGCACTACTTTCACCGTCCGACTGGCGCGTGATCCGCGAAGCCGATGGTGGCACGGCCATGTCTGAAGAGTGGACAACGTATCGACATGAGGTACGCCAGCACGGCAATGCGCTAGAGGCAGGCGTAGAAGCCTTTGCTTCTCTGGACGCAATCAAGAACTTCCAGAACCATCCTGTAACCGAGGTTCGCTATACCTCTACCTACGATGATGATGGTGTTGAAACCATCGGCCCTGGAACTGGGGATCATAATCGGGAAGTGGATAAGACAAACTGGGACTGGCCTGAAGCACCTGATGCCGATGTCGATCCATACCATGTGAGGTACGAGTAATGGCACTAGAAAGCGCATCATTTATTAGCGGTCTTGTAGCCGCAAACCCACCAGGAACTGACGCTATCAGTCAGGGTGACGATCATATTAGACTTATAAAGACTGTTCTAAAGGCTTCTTTGCCCAACGCCGATGCAGCAATAAACGGTATTCACACAGGGGCATCTGCCCCGTCTTCCACCTCCGCAGGACAACTGTGGTTTGATACGACAGGTAATCTCATCAAGATGAGGAACGAGGCTGATGGTGGATGGATAGTTCTTGCCGCATCTGAGGGTAGTAGGCTGCTAAAGACCACTCACTCTATAGAAAGCACCACTAGCGCCCTCAGAAGTGATACTTATGTAGATACTGGATGGAGTATTACCCATACTGCGTTGTCTGCATCATCTACGTTGTATGTTCATGTAGACGGATTGAATGATGTTTATTCTTCGTGGGACGGTGGTAGCGACCACCAATACACTTACATAAAACTAGCGAACACCTCTGGAACTCTAATTGTAGGGACCACGGACAATATATTAGTTGGTGATATAAAGGATGCTGTGGGTAGCGGATTAACCACCAACGAGTACGGCTTTGGATTCTCACACACATGGAAAGTAACCAGTGGAAACAGGCCAACCCCTGATTCTGGCACAACTTACACTTTTGATATATGGTCTAAACAGCCCACTGCTGCTGCAGGGGGTACTACTTTTGTATCTGGGACTATGATGGTTTGGGAGGTTGAGGAATGAATAATGTAACATTAAGTAACATTCTTTGGGCGGCTGTGCCAGATGAAGGGTTTGGCATATACGGGAATGTGGGTAACGAGTCCGACTATAACTCCAATGTTGTCTACAATGATTCGTCTAAAAAACCATCGTGGTCTATAGTGCAAACTGGTCAAAATCCAGAACAATGGAAAGAAGTTAGGGCGCAGCGCGAAGGAAAGTTAGTTGGTTGTGATTGGACTGTCCTACCAGATGTGCCAATGGACGCTCCAAAGAGAACAGAATGGGAAACCTATAGACAGTCTTTGCGCGATGTTACTACGCAATCTGATCCATTCAATATCAACTGGCCCACACCCCCCGAATAATGCAGTTAATACCCATCAATGACGTTGGGCAGGTTGGGATTGTAAAAGATACTCCCCCATATCAACTACCTCCAAATGTATGGAGTGGTGGTAATAACGTCAGGTTCCTTGATAACGGCGTAAAGAAATGCGCGGGTTATGAGGAGATTTTCGCTACTCTCCCATTTGGTGCGTACTATATACACCCGTTCCTTGACAATGGTGGAACATACCATTGGCTTGCTTTTGGTCTGAATAATGTTGCAGTATGGACTGGCAGTGCTTGGCTGGACATCACCAGACAAAAGACGGGGCAGTTAGATGGCGCTTTATCAGCCTCTGCCACAACGATAGTCTTGGATGATACATCGTATTTCCCCTCTTCTGGTACGATTGCTATCGGCACCAATGAAACGGGGGATGCCTCTACTAACTTGTATGAAGAGATTACTTACGGTGCTAACAATACAGGAACCAATACTTTAAGCACTCTGACAGTAGCAAACGCCCATCCAGATAACGAGATTGTCACCCCCGTAGGTAGCACGGCTACTGGCGATAACCCATACAGCGCAACATCTACTCAAAACTGGCGAGTGACGCTGTTAAATGGACTACTGGTTGCTACTAATGGTTACGACACAACGCAGATGTGGCCTCTATCTAGTGGGGTTCCATCTACGTCTATCCCACTCAGGGAGTTGAAGAACTGGCCTGCTACCACAAGTTATTGTAAGTCTGTATCAGCATTTAGAACTTTCCTTGTGGGGCTTAACTGGCAGATAGGTGGCGTTGAATACCCAAATCTGGTGAAGTGGTCAACGGAAGCCTCGGCACTCAGCCCTCCCAATACCTGGCTTGAGAGCGATGCTGTTCTTGATGCTGGCGAGTACCAACTCACCGACACCCCAGGGAAGATAATTGATGGGCTTCCTTTTGGGGACTCATTCCTTATTTACAAGGAAGACTCTATTTACATTATGAACTATGTAGGAACCCCCTACATCTTCTCATTCAAGTTATTGTCTCCCACCATAGGACTGCTGGCAAAGAATGCTGTAGCCGAGTTTGAAGGTGGACATTTCTTTATCGGCAACTCTGACTGCTATGTAACCAATGGTCAGCAAGTCACCGCCCTTCTGCCAAACAAGTTACGCAGGGAGATGTTCTCTGACCTAAACGGAGACAATTACGAAAAGGTATTCGTAGCGGCGGATTATGCAAGAAACGAGATGCTTGCCTGTTATCCATCTGGAGTGTCTGCTATCCCCAATAAAGCCCTGATCTGGAACTGGAAGGACAACACCTTTTCCCTCAGGGATATTCCAGACCTATACCACATAAATTCAGGCATCGCCGCTATAACAACTGGCACAACCTGGAACGACCACTCTGAAGCATGGAATGCTGGAGCGGGGATATGGGGAACAGGCAACTATGATAGTGTCCTGAAGAATCTGGTGTTCGCTAAACCCGATTACAAGGCTGATATAAGTGGGGCTACCGCTGCCGACCCCGTGGTTATTACCTCCTCTGCTCATGGGCTTGCCGACAGTGATCTAGTCTCTATAAGCGGTGTTGTGGGAATGACTGAGATAAACGCCAAGACCTACTATGCAAAGGTTACAGGTTACTCAACCACAACATTCGGACTTTACAGTGATTCCGCCCTGACAACTACAGTAGATGGCTCAGGTTATACCGCCTATTCAAGCGGCGGCAAGATAGATATGCCCAAACTATACAGGGATGACAGAGGTAACCAAGAAGACGGGTCTAACATGACCTCCTTCATAGAGCGAACGGGTTACGACTTGGGTGATCCCTCCTCTCAGAAGTTTGTCTCGGCAGTGTGGCCCAAACTAGAGGTGACGGGAAACAACACCATTAACGTATATGTGGGCAGACAAATGTCTACAGAAGATGGCATTGATTGGAACCCTGACAACGGTGGTACCCCAATTCCATTTAACCCCAATACCCAGTCAAAGGTTTCTTGTCGAATAACGGGTAAGTTTTTCGCTGTGAAGTTTGAAACAGATACCGATGTTGACTGGAAGTTGCATGGGGTGGAATTTGAGGTTACCCCAAGAGGGAAACGAGGAAGCAGGTCTTATGTCTAACGCCCCATCTAAAAACGTAAAGAGCCTAAACAGGTGGTCACCTAATCCAGCCCCCGCAAGGCCAGAAGAACTCCCCGATTATCTCTTTAGGGAACTTAACAGACTTGGGGATATACTATTCAACATTGATACGTTTAGGCTTGAGGAAACGAATGTTGACCCAAGTGACAATGACGGTAAACCAAGAAACGGTGATATAAGATATGCTGATGGGACGAACTGGAATCCTGGCTCTGGCGAAGGCATCTACGCTTATACTAATGATGCTTGGGCTAAACTCTAATGCAGACCTACACGGGGTCAGGTCATCCTTTCTATTAAGACACTACAGCGAAGGTAATATTACCCCTGGCGCTGGAACTAACGCCACCATGTACTACCTTGGCAAAGAGTGGACGGATGCAGATCGGGCCGCCGTAAGAAACATAGTCAAAGCAAATGGCG